CAGTAGTAGCAGGCAAAAACGATATGGGCGGCACAGCAGCTAACATCGTAGCAGGCGACACAGAAGCAGGTGTAGAAGCTAACAAAGGTAACTTGAAAGGTTCAGCACTAAGCGACCAAAACGCTAAAGAAGATAACGCAGGTAACAGAAATGTTAAAGGCGGTACAAGTGCTAAATCAGGCACAAAAACAGAACCTGGCCATGGTGCTGAGAAATCAGGCAAGCCAGAGAATGCTGCTAATAAAAAATCAACTATTGGCAGTTAATTAGGAACTGACGGATGAACCTACTACGAGAAAATTTGAGTTTTGATAAGGCTAGAATGGTTGTTGAGTCTGCTAACGAAGGCAAAAACCTTTTCATGAAAGGTATTTGTATCCAAGGCGGAGTACGAAACGCCAATCAGCGTGTTTATCCCGTAGAAGAGATTAGCAGGGCTGTCACCACTCTCAACGAGCAGATAGCCGAAGGATACTCACCTTTAGGAGAAGTAGACCATCCAGACGGACTGCAAATCAACCTAGACCGTGTATGCCTCATGATTGAAAGCATGTGGATGGACGGACCTAATGGTTACGGTAAACTAAAAATCCTACCAACACCGATGGGCGGACTAGTTAGAACAATGCTTGAAAGCGGAGTTAAACTAGGCGTCTCATCGCGTGGTAGTGGTGAAGTTGACGCTCAAGGTAACGTCAACGGTTTTGAAATAATCACTGTGGACGTTGTGGCTCAGCCCAGCGCCCCCGGTGCGTATCCTACACCAATTTACGAGCATTTGATGAACGAAAAAGGTGGATACAAGGCAATTCTTACTTCAAAAGAAGTTCAAGGCGACAAAAAGGCACAAAAATATATTGCAGAGAGTCTATTAAACATAATAGACAGGCTCCAATAAAAGGAGAAAATTATGGAAGCACTAAAAGCCCTTTTAGAGAGTGATGCAATTTCGGAAGCAATGAAATCAGATATTGAAGAAGCATGGAACACAAAGGTAAAAGAAAATCGCCTATCAGTTACATCAGAACTTCGTGAAGAATTTGCTAAGAAGTATGAACACGATAAAGGTGTAATGGTTGAAGCAATTGATGCGTTAGTTTCAGAAAAACTAGCGGAAGAAATGGCTGAGTTACATGAAGATCGTAAACAACTAGCAGAGCAAAAAGCAAAATATGCAATGAAAATGCGTGAAGACGCAGATTTAATGGCAAAGTTTGTAAAGCAAACACTAGTTAAAGAAGTTTCAGAACTACACGAAGATCAAAAAGCAATGGCAAGTAAATTTGCAATGCTAGAAGAATTTGTCGTAGAACAACTTACATCCGAACTTGCAGAGTTCCAAGAAGACAAAAAAGATCTTGCCGAAACAAAAGTACGTCTAGTACGTGAAGGCAAAGAACACTTGGCTAAAGTCAAAGCAGACTTTATCCAAAGAAGTGCTAGTGCAATTCAAGAAACAGTTGCTTCTGCTCTAACAGCAGAAATTAAGCAACTTAAAGAAGATATTGACACAGCACGTCAAAACGATTTTGGTCGTAAGATTTTCGAAGCGTTTGCTAACGAGTACATGGGTTCACACCTAAACGAAACATCAGAAACCAAAAAACTACTTAGCGTTGTTGCAACCAAAGAAAAACAAATTGCAGAAGCAAAAGAACTTGCAATAAAAGCAAGAGAAGTTGCAGTTGCAAAAGATGCAGAAGTTAAGCGTTTAACTGAAGCAGCACAACGTAAAGACACATTAAACGAACTAGTTGGACCTTTAAGCAAGGACCAAAGAGAAATCATGACAGACTTACTGGAATCAGTACAAACACCAAAACTACGTGCGGCGTTTGACAAGTATCTACCAGCGGTTATCCAAGGTAACACTCCAGCGAAGCAGAAGGCAGTTCTATCAGAGGCAAAAGAAATTACAGGCAACAAAAAAGAAACAAGTTCTATTACAGCAGACGATAAAAACGTAATTGACATTCGTCGTCTAGCAGGATTAAATTAAGGAGATAATTATGTCAGAACTATTAGAAAGTCGCTGGCAGGAGACCAAAGGTGCCCTAGTTGAAGGCCTAAACGGCAACAAAAAAGCCGTGATGGAAACAACTCTTGAAAATACACGTAAGCATTTGATGGAGACAGCAACAGCAGGCGGTACTTCTGCAG